TCTAGAAAATTCTTCATAACTATATTTAGCGTCTAAGATAGTTTCCAATATGTGGATGCTTTATCTCCCTGAGAAGAAGCATAGAGATATATTTCTTTCATAGCTTTACTTGCCTCTGAAGTATCTTCATTACCTTTAGCATGATCTTCCATCCACTTTAATAAATTTAATCCATTAATCTTACTAAATCTATAAGACCGTGTTCTTTGTTTAATTAAATTTATATCAGTCTCTTTATCTTTACTGAGACCTGTTGCACCAAAATGATTTAACAAATCGTATATATCAGTAGTGATTTTATTAGGTTTAGCAGTTACTTTCTGTGAATCACATTTAGAAAAAGGTACTTCATCAGGTAATCCTTTAAATCCAGCACCTTCTAAAACCTTTCTCACAACTTCACCTTTAATCTTTCCCTGATTTGCTGATATTCCTTTTAATTCCAACTGCCATTGACCATCAGTTTGTCCACCAAAATTCCTTGCTTGGAATCTATCCTGTGGTCCATTACCATAATAAAGATAGATATCCATTGGCCATTTTTTATCAGGTTTTTTTACCTGCTTAGTTCCATTATCAAATATAACCATACTCTTTGATTTTCTTCCTTTAAATACTGTTTTATTAGTTCTCTTTCGTTGTGCAAATCCAGCAGGACCACCAGCATTTAATTGTTTCATAGTAGAACTTCCAGGACTCTTCTTCAAAGATATTCCCATAAGAATCTTATTATCAAGTAATGATTCTATTTCTGTATTAAGAGAATCAATAGTGATATTTTTCTGTGATAATTTATCTGTTATGAATGTATCTTTACCTTTTTTATACACCCATATATCAGAAGGATTCCATTTGTTTTTATTAGAAAAATAAGTTGACCCATTAGGTTTCTTATTAACTTTAGAATAAGCTGCTCCTATTGCCTTATCAATATCACCACCTCTTTCAAAAATATAATCTCCTGCTTTTATTGTGTCAAAAATTTCATTAGCACCCACACATAAAGAATCTTTCCATTCTTTATCTAAGTCCTTTATCTTTTCAAGATTTACTTCCTTAGGAATCTTACATGACTTAAGTGCTTCTTTATAAGTATCATCATTCAACACTTGCTTACATCTCTTTAGATCACACTTAAGATCCCCATTTCCCCAAGTATATCTAATAGCAGCATAGACACACATAGCAGACTCTTGTAGTGTTGTTCCTTTAGCACCACCACCAGAACCTTTACTACTAGAAGGTTTTATTTCAACTCTAATAACTTGCCCTTCTCTTATAACATAATCTAATTGCATCTTTGTAGGATGGGGAACCACAGTAATCCCTGCCTTACCAGACCCTATAAGAGAAGTTAACGCATCTGCAATATTTTCTTTAGCTTTTACTCTATTACCATCAAAAAGAACCTTAATTGCTATTTGAAGTTTTCTAGTAGACTCTTGAGGTTCTGCATGTTTAATATCAAACATATAATAAGCATAACTTTCACCACCCTTATTAGTACCACCAAGAGCCTCCATTAATACCATGAAGGCTTCTTCGTTATGGCCAAGATTAAAATTCGCCATCTAACCTTTAAAGTAGTGATCTATAACCTCAACTTGGTCATGATAACGAGCAATCTTATCCAACTCTACTTGAATTGCTTCAGTAATATCTGAATGCTCTCCAATACCTGCTGGATGTTCTAGATAAACATTAACATTTGCTCTATGTTTTGCAATCTCACCTTGGGCATGTGCCTTAACGGCTGCAATTAACTGTTCTCTCATATGTAAAGCCATGATAATCTCCTTTCATTATAGCATATAAAGCTATTTATCACCCTCATTTGTATATAAAGTTTCGTAATATTTTACTTTTCTTCTCAATACAAGTACTTCTTTTAGAAGTTCTTCGTTCTCCTTTTCTAATAGATCGCAGTGTTCTTGGTAAATAATTACACTCATGGTTTTTCAGAATAGAGTTACTATTATAACATAATTACTAAGTATTTAATAATTTAAGGTTCTCTTTCGTTTTCAATCTCCTTTTCTACTTCTGCTCTAACCTGTGCTTTGTAGGCTGCTTTTCTTTTCGCATCTGCCTTTGCTCTTTGATGAGCACCCGTAGTCCTATCCTTAAAGTCAGCGGCTTGTTGAACTTGCCGTTGCTTAAACATTTTCCTACGGGATGCTATATCTTCAGAGAAATGACTAAAGGATTTCATTACTTACGAGGATCCCTATTCTTTACTTCCTGTCCTGCTCTTCTTGCAGACTTGTTACCTGTTCCTCTATCAGTTCCAGGTGCTTTTCCTTTACGACCACCTCTCTTAATAGCAAAATCCTTTCCACCAAACTCACCAAAACTTTGTGCTGATGCTTCTTTTGAAGATGCACCTGCCTTTCTTTTGCCTTGTCTGGTAGAATACCTATCATAAAGCCTACCAGCAGCATCAGATTTAGCTTTACTAATAGGTTTGTCTGTCACTCTTCTCATTGCAACATACATTCTATCAGTTTTATCAGAAGACTTCTTCTCTTGATCACTTACAGGTCTTCTCTTAACTTTAGATGAACCAGACTCTAATGGATGTTTCTTGCCAGGATTGCGACGATGCCAACCAGACTCATACATCTCAATAGATGATTCCATCATATTTAAAATCTCATCTGATGAGAACTTCTCAAGTGTATCTTCTACAAGTTGTAAAAGTTCATTATCTAATTCATCATATTCTTCACTAGTAGATCCTTTCTTGTGCTTCCAATTAGGATCATCCTTCTTCATCTTACTGCGTTCCCATGCAGCATAGTCACGCTCTTTCTTTGCTGCCTTCTTCTTACCATGTAAACTATCATAGGTAGCATCATCTGTACCTTTCTTTGACCTATCATAATCAATTACAGCAGCTACAGTCTTGTAACTTTCCTTCTCATCAAGAACTTCTTCCTTTACCTTCTGCTTACCATAAGTTACGCAAGGATCTTGACCACAACCACAGTTTTTTTTACCTGTTCCCTCTGCAATTTTATCTGCCTTAGCAATTTTCTTACCCCTTAATTTCTCAAAACCTTGACCAAGATCCTTCAATTCTTTCTTAAGTTTTCCCTTAGTACCATAAGTCTGTACTTCCGCTTCAACTAAACCTTTCTTTGCAGAATGTGAATGATGTAATGCTTCTAGAATTTCTAAATCTTTTACAGGAACATTCTCAACAATGTACTCTTCAAACTCAACATCATAATGACTTACAGTTCCATCTTCAAGAATTGTATGCATTTCTGGAATACATTTTCCAATACCATACTCCTCATGTTTTACCTTTGAGGCACAGTTATGTCCCTTTTTCTTCCCATATCCTTCCTTTACACTTTTTTTCTTAGGAAACTTACCATCTACCTCACCTTTCTCATATCCTTTTCCATCACCATCATCATCCCACCATCTCTTTGCCTTCTTCTTACCTTTCTTATTAGGAGAACCTGCTAGATCATCATCCTTTTTCTTTTTCTCTTCCATGTCAGCAGGATTTAAGGAATTTCCATCCTTATCATACCCATACTTCTCATCTTCTTTTAGATGGTCTGCTGCTTTATATGCTTTGTTACCTGCTTTATAATTCTGATATGCTTTGGTATTTGCTTTTTTATCAGCAGCAGTTACAACAAGTCGGGTGTCTTTCTTCTCCTCCTTCTTTCCACCGCCATAGACGGCCTCCATATAAAGTTTATTTAATTCCCGAATGTCTTTAGATTCCATCTTACCAAATACACTTTTCTTTTATTTAGTCTCGTAAACCTCTCCAATCTCCCAACATTCTATCCCTTCATCTCTAATGATATCCATAGTAAGTTCAACACGATTAGCAGGAACTACTACACAATATCCAATACCAAGATTAAATACTCTTCTCATTTCTAATTCATCAACATTACCTTTGAGTTGAATCTTCTTAAAGATTTCAGGAACACTCCATGCATTCCAATCTACATGTGCTTTCAATCCTTTAGGTAAACACCGTGGTAAATTTTCTGGAATACCACCACCTGTAATATGTGCCATACCATATACCCAATCACCCTCTTCCAATAACCTCTTCACTACTGGTGCATAGATTGTAGTAGGTGTAAGTAATTCAGGATGATCAGCATAAAATATTTGATGTCTAGTTAACAGATAATTAACCATACTATATCCATTACTATGAAGACCACTACTTGCTAGACCAATAATCCTATCACTTGGTTTGATACTTTTACCATCTATAATTTTCTTCTTCTCTACTATACCAGTACAGAAACCTGCCATATCATAATGAAGTTGTCTTGGATGTTCAGCAGTCTCACCACCCAATAGTTGCATACCTGCTATCTCACATCCCCTCAAAACTCCTACCATAATATCTGCTACATTATTATCTAATCTCTGAGTAGAAAGATAATCCAAGAAGTATAATGGACTAGCACCACATGTAATCACATCGTTGACACACATAGCAACTAGGTCTTGTCCTATAGTTGTAAAGTCATTCGCAACTGTACATATGTTGAGTTTAGTCCCAACACCATCAGCACCAGATACTAAGACAGGTTCCTCATATCCTACAGGAACATTAAACATGCCCCCAAATCCACCAATTTTAGGAATTTTATTTTTAAGTTCTTCCACAAACTTATTACCAGCATCAATATCAACACCAGCAGTTTTATAATCTAACACAATTCCCTCCTTTTTAAAATCTAACGGATCATCCCAACTCATACATCACCTTCCTTACGATTTTCTGAATGATGAACATCAAACTCTCCACCAGGATATCTCTTCTTTAACTTATCTACATTCATCTCAATGATTTCATCGAAGGTAGTATCTAATGCCATACATGCTTGAGCAATATACCAACAGATATCTCCTAACTCTCTCTTCATATGAAAAACATTATCTTCATTATAAGGCTTACCTTGGAAGACAATCTTCTTTACTACTTCAGTAAACTCACCTGATTCAGCAGTCAATCCAAGAGCAGCAGTTAGTAACTGAGGAACATTACAATCATCCTCTAGCTCTAACTTATTCAGTCTACCTAAAAGTGCTGCATAGTTAAGACTCTCATCACTAGTAACCCCTTCTACAAACTCAAGGTACTTTTCAGTATCTACAGTCACTTTACCAGGCAATCCAGACACAACTCTTTCTGCTCTTGCCCTATCCTTTGGATCGGTAAAAGGATTTTCTGCATTAGGATCATTGCGTTTGTAATCATAGTATGCATCAGAATGTTCGTTAGTCATGGAATCCTGGAATAAATGTTTCTAGTGGACTTTCAGGTAATTCTTCCAATTCAGGTTCAAAAGGAAGTCTTTCAACTGCTTGGGGTAATCCTTGTTGACCAGGCAATTCCTCAGTAGGAGTTACATTAACATCAACTGTTTCTGGATTAATTGGTTTAGGTGCATCAACCCTTTCATAATACAATGGTTGCACATCTTTATTAAGAATAACAAGTTCTTGTGCATGTTTTTCCCATCCACAATCACAATACTGTTCTCCTTTTTCAGTAAAGACTCTATAGAAAGGATATATACTAGAATTTGAATCCATCAAAAGATTTTTTCATTTTTTCTTCTTTATTATTATATTCCTCTTCTTGCCCACTGTCAACCACATCTTCTTGTGCTGACTGTTCACAATCATATAGTCTCATCTTGGCACGATCTATACCAACTATAAATCTTTTATTAACTGTAGGATCATTATAACGATTCTTTAACTGCTTCACCATGATCTGATTCAATGGTTCCAAGTCTTCTGTAGAAATAAGGGCAAACATAAGGTCAGCAGTAGCAGGGAGTCCAAAAGACTCAGAGGTGTCAGTAATGTCCACATCGCTACTGCCGTAACCGCTACGAGTAGTTTGAGTGGCAGATACAATCGGAAGGTCCGCCTCAACTGCGAGACCCCGTAGTTCTTCTGCGATTGCTTTGATGAAGGAGTATGAGTTAACATTACTTCCTGCTCTGTATCTTGATGAGGCACAGATATTAAGATAGTCTACAAATATTATATCAGGTCTGAATGATTTTTTCAATGCCAACTCTTGAAGTAATGCTTTGAAATGTCCTGAGTGTGCAGAGGCAGTAGGGTACTCTTTAATGATAAGAGTTCCTTGTGTCTTCTGTGATAGATTACTTACCTTTGTATCAAACATAGGTTTAGGTAAATCTATTATGTCCTGTATATTGACATTAAGTAAATTAGCATCGATCCTCTCCGCAATCTTCTCCTCTGCCATTTCGAGAGTGATGTAGAGGACATTCTTTCCTTGGAGGAGGACACTGCTAGCCACATGGCACATAAATAAACTCTTTCCAACCCCTGTGCCAGCAAGAGCAATGTTGAGAGTTTTATTCGGGAGACCTCCTTTCGTAATTTTGTTGAAGTATTCGAGATCAAATTCAATTTTGTTCTCTTTCTTGTGGTATAACTCGTACCTTTCTTCATAGTCTTGTAAGTAGTCATGTCCTATATGATTATCAAATGAAACTGCAAGAGCATCTGATAATATAGTTGGTATAGCATCTCTTCCCTTTTCCTCACTTTTACCATCAGCAAGTTGGATAGATTCCATCAGTGCAATATATATGGCACGATCTCTACACCACTTCTCTGTAGTATTTACTAACCAATTAAACTCAGAAGGATCATCTTCTAAGTAACTTATAATTTTGGTTATCTCTTGAAATTCATCTCCATTAATATCCTGTCTCTTCTCTGTCTCAATACACAAAACTTCCTTTGTAGCAGGTTTATTATATTCCTGCACAAAGTTTGAAATTTCCTCAAATACTATTCTTTGATTACGCTCTTCAAAGTAATCTGCCTTAAGAAAAGGTAGAACTTTACGAACATATTCTTCATTATATAAGAGGTTTCTAAGAATTAGAAACTCAACCTTCTCCATAACTAAATTCCTTTTGTGCTATTTCATCAAGAGCTTGCATTATTTCTGGAGTAAAATACTCTTCAGGATTAGCAAGAATCTGTTTAGCATATATCTTCTTACCATTCATCTCATATCTACCTGCTA